GCTTTCCATACTGGTACAAAGTTCCCTTCTGTTGTCTTAGTATACAATATAGTGTTGTGTTTGAGAAGAGCCCTCATCTCATTTTTTGAAGGCATGTTATTAGAATATCCTGATTCTAATATAAACTCATGAATGTCCATTATGTCCGATTCACTATACATAAACTTATACCATGTACTATCTGGATTACCTATTGGATATACTTTCTGAGGATATCTTATCTTGCCGTCCAAAATATAATCTTCTATAGTAACCTTATGCTTACCAAGCAGTTGAGCTACCTGACTAGTTGAGTATGCATTCTCCATAGTTTTTAAAACTTGTGAATAAGAGTATAGCAATCTCTTTTTATCTGGATAGCACCAAGCAACCATCTGGTCTTTAGATCTTGAATGACTTAATACTTTATGTATCTTGTTATTTAAGAAGAAATACCGAATGCTCTTAGCTGATTGTTTTCTCTTTTTTCTATCCATTTACCTAGTGCACTCGTATCCTTATTAATCATCCATCTTTTACCGCACATCATGCAGAAAAGCTCTACGTGTAGTTTTTGTGAAAATACCCTATCTACAAAAACTCTCCCCTGACACTTATTGCATTTCATCATAGTGTAAATAGCTTCCCATCAACAACACATGAGTAATCTGGTGCCACATGGATCATTTGAATATGTGGGTAGTCATTTACAATATGTGCAATGGCAAAACCCTTTTGCCAATCATGGTGCTGCATATATTTCATTCCATCTGATTTTTCATCACACATGTGGCCAAGCTCATAACCTCGAAGAGTTTCTCCCTGTCCACCGTTTCTTAACTCATAAGTAACTAAGTGTGATGCTATTCTATGAGAGTGGCCTCTCATCAAAGATATCTGAAGGTCTTCCATATCTTTTCTTACTGAACCAGTTGAAGCAATTGAAAGTCCATGATGAACATGTATATCTCCAAAGCGGCGCTTAGGAAGTTCATTATAATAAATATACTCATAGCCTAGAGAATCTAGGCTCCACATTGATTCTGGAGTTACTTCAGAAATGTACTCTGGCAACTTAGCATCTACATAATTAAATATTCTAATATCATGATTTCCTAATGCTGAAAAAAGCTGAGCATCTGGAAGCATCTCTCTTGTCTTTGCATAAAAGTCTCTTGCGCCCTTTGCTTCATGCCTCATCATCGGAACAATAAGATCTTTGCTATCATTCTTATGATAGTTTAAAAACTCTGCTGATTTGCCCTCAGTATACTTGCTATAGCAAGCCTGATCATCTGTGTCTCCGAGGTAATCAACGACATCTGGTTTAAACCACTTCATGACTTTAAACCAAAGCGCAATCATCTTATCATCTTGATACGGAAATTGTTGATCGGATGATATCATCCACTTTAAATCGTTGCTCATTAAAACCCTTAATATATATAAAAGCCACGATATCGTGGCTTAATGTTATAGCAATTGTAACATATTAAATCAATGTGTCAATAGATACTTTAAGGTTTGCTTATAACCTTTTTACCTGCACTCAACCAGTGAAAATTAACTGGTCCAGATATAGTTTTTTCAGCATACACATTTAGTTTAGTTGATCCCGACCACTGTCCAGAAATAGACCATCTCATGTTATTAGTTTTAGGATCTTGGTTTCTTGGTGTTGCAACAACATAAGCAATTTCATATTCTGGTCCCCAACCTAAATCAATTTCGATTGAGCTAACTTTTCCGCCAGGTAATCCAGTTTCAAATGTAACTACGCCAGCTTCTAAATGCATTCTAGTTGACTGTGTGATACTACCTGCAGTTGTTGTACTAAGCTTATAAGTCTCATCAGACTGAAGCTTAATGCTATCTATTTGTGTTTGAAGATCCTGTAATTTTTTAGGATCTACTGGCTCTCCATCTTGGAATGTAACTGTCAACTAAATTTCCTCCACCTTTGACTCTATTTGATTAGAGTACTCAGAAATAGCTTTTTCTTTTTCTTGATTTTGATTTATAATTGTAGTAAGCTCTGCTCTTAGCATTGCAATCTGCAATTCATGATGAGCCGCCATCTGGCCAATTCTTTCTTGAAGAGCAGTTATAATTAATTCTTCTTTAGAAGACATTTTTTACCTAACTTATTCTGATAGAGAAGTTAGCTCTTCGACAAGAGCCTCTATTTTTTTATTAACTGAAGCAATTTGCACATTAATAGATGCAATACCATCTGTAGATGGAGTTTCTGCTGCTTCCTCTTCCATTAAATTTACCTGTAAATTATACTTTGAGTATGCAAGCGTTCTCAGGTGAGACTCAATTATTGAGCTTTTTTCTTCATTGGTTAATACGTATTCTGCCATTTTACTTCCTCCTTGTTTGTCATATTATTATACCATTACCATTTACCTATTGGGCAAACCGCTCCCTTTAATCTTGTTTTCGCTGGCATAAAGCAACCGCATTCTTGGCAGGTCTTTACCCCGTCATTAAATTTAGGGCAGGCTTTACATAAAGAATACCTGGCACTTGACTCTTCTTCTGAAGAATACTCTGTGTTTGGATTTAAAAAATCCCAGGGTTTTACTTCATTTGAAGAAACAAGCTTTTTTGCTTGCTCCCATTTACTAGCCACTTATTTCCCTCAATTCAAACGACTGGCCGTTCCAAAAATAATTAGCGCCAGCTTTTGGTAAATCTGGAATATCAATTGCAATGTCTTCCATATCTACTAAAATTGGTGTGCTAGAAAGACCAGCTCTTAATAGATCAGTTCCAGGGCCAGCGATATTAAACCACCCAGCATACTCACCATCAACAAGAACCATGTATGTACTTCCTTGCATGTCTGACTTATTCATAATATCTCCTTAACACAATGAATCATATCATTTATTGCAATAGATGTCTAGTAAAAAATTTATTTGCCAAAGGATATTACCGAGTGCTTCACTCCGCTTACTACTGGCAAAACCCTGTGTATATAATCTGAGCTGGAAGGGAATATTATCAGGCTATTCTTTTGAGGCTTTATCGGTATGCTGTATGCTTTATCTTTAAACTGAATTTCCCCTCCCTCATAATCATCATTTATATAGTAAACAAACGATATAGTAGACGGGTGGCTTTTTCCATCGTCACTGTGCCATGTGAGCTTTTGAGACTGCTCATACTTTAATATCTCCCACGGCTCCCTTTCTTTTATCTTTATTCCAGTTGATCTTACAAAATGCAATATACACTTAGATAATGCTAGATCTATTTTTTTATTAAGAACTCTTTTTGCATTATTGTAATCGGATTTGTCTTGCAAGTTTGTGTATAATGAAAAAACAGTGCACGAACGCAAGGAGGGGTCATAGTCATGATTATTTATTGTTGCGGACTTATAGTCTTGATTATAATCAGAAAATATACTATTTAGCTCAGTAAGAATTTGCAAATCATTTTCTATTGCATTCTTATACATAAATATTTTATTTCCCAGGTCTTCTACCTTCAACTTGTTCCCCCATCTTATGTCTTTTCGCTGAAGTTGTGAGCCATTAAGCCCTCAACAAAGTATATGTCTTTATTTTCAATATTAATTGAAACTGTTTCGACTATTTCATCAACTAAAATTTTTGAGGTAACCGTAACGTTATCTAAATTCTCATTCATAACTGTATCACCCACATTTAAGTCTTTAACCTCAATAAATTTCCAAACACCGTTTTGTCTTGCTGGAATAATATGCTCGTACGTTATCTTAATTGTATCATTTATTAAGTAGTACTGTCCATAAGATCTTATAATAACATTTGTTACATTTGCTACAGTCTTAGTTGTTCCAGAAATATCTTCGGATGACCAGAGAGATAGATTGCTTATGTCAGCTTCGTTGTCGCCAACACCTGGAACGTCTGCTGCCATTACTTCATCTCCAATATAAAGGTCTTCAATATTTTTAAATGTGCCATCTGCCATCTGTATTTTAGTTCCTACAACGTGACATCCACCACCGCCTGTATCAATTGTGTCAATGGTATCAATTGTATCAATTGTATCAATTGTGTTAATAGTATTAATTGTATCAATTGTGTTAATAGTATTAATTGTATCAATTGTATCAATTGTGTTAATAGTATTAATTGTGTTAATAGTATTAATTGTGTTAATAGTATTAATTGTGTTAATAGTATTAATTGTGTTAATAGTATTAATTGTATTAATAGTATTAATTGTGTTAATAGTATTAATTGTGTTAATAGTATTAATTGTGTTAATAGTATTAATTGTGTTAATAGTGGTACAGTTTCTGTATTCTATTTCAAAACTACTAACTTCTCTGGTAGACAAAACATTGCAGCTTGAATTAATACATGTTTCTATAGCAGTCCAAGTTCTAATTCTAGCCTGTTCTCCTTGGCTACATGACCCCCATGACCCCCATGCGCTATAACTTCTATCACCAGTTGTACATCCTGCCGTGCAGCATGGCGCATACTCAAACTCAGTTCCGCTAACCTCTTTTGTTGATGAAGTGCAATTAACTGTATTGCTTGTTTCAATTGCCGTCCAGGTTCTAGAGCGTGTTCTTTCTCCTTGGCTACAGTTTCCGTATGCAGACCAGGCACTATATGTCTTTGGACCAGTGGTAACGCTAGCAGTACAACAATCTATACACTCAATATCATTTCCAGAAATAGTAGTTACTTCATTTGTGCAGCTTGTTGTAAAACAAGATTGTTGAGCTGTCCAAGGTCTTGTTCTGCAAATCTGTGAGGTAAATAGATTACAGCTTCCATACGCACCCCAGGCCCCATAAGTCTTTTCACCAGTTGTACATACCTGAGTGCAACATGATGTGTACTCATACTCAACACTATTTAATTCATTTTGAGAAATTATATTACAGCTTGAATCGATACACGTATTTATTGCAGTCCAAGATCTCTGTCTTCTTCTCTCGCCATTACTGCAACTTCCGTATGCAGACCAATCACCGTAGGTTTTAGTACCCAGAGTACACCCAGCTGTGCAGCATGGCGCATACCCAAACTCAGTTCCGTTTACTTCTTTTGTTGATGATGTGCAGTTAATTGTATTGCTTGTTTCAATTGCCGTCCAGGTTCTATAGCGTGTTCTTTCTCCTTGGATACAGCTTCCGTATGCAGACCAGTCACTGTATGTCTTTGGGCCAGTGGTGACGCTGGAAGTACAGCAATCTTTATAATCGACATCATTTCCAGATCCTGGACCAACCGTAGTAACACAGCTTGAGTTTATAGTAGTAGCTGTTGCTGTCCAGGGAATTAGTCTTCCTATTTGTCCAGTATTTAAATTACATGTACCCCATGGGCCAGGTGTTCCGTAAGTTTTTGGTCCATAAGTTGTAGAAGGTGTACAGCAGCTTGTGTCCTGTTGCTCTGTACCACTTATTTCTGTTGTTGTTTCAACACAGCTAGTATTTGTTGTTATTCTTAGTGCAGTCCAGGTTCTTGATCGAGTTCTTCTAGGATCAGCTCCATAACACTCGCCGTATTCAGACCAGGCACTGTATGTCTTATCCCCGTCAACTGTGCTGGCAACACAACAATCTTTAAACTGCTGCTCATTCCCAGACTCTTGAGTTGTAGTGGTAATGCAGTCTCTGCTGTAATTAGTTCTAGTAGCAGTCCATGGTACTAGTCTAGTTATTCCTACGTTAGGAGTACACGTACCCCAAGGACCAGGAGTTCCATAAGTCTTTTCGCCTAAAGTTGAGGTGGCAATACAACAATCTATGTATTCTGTTTCTGAGCCAGAAAGCTCAACAGTAGTAACTACGCAATTTTGAGAAGTAGTTTTTTGTTGCTGTGTCCATTGTCTAGTTCTTGGTCTCTTAGGATCTGCAGGGAAAACTGTACACAATCCAATAACCCATTCTGTATAAACCTTTGGCTCCAGCACGACCTTTTGACAACATATTTCTGTTTTAGAGCAGGTTATAGAGTATCCGCTAGCGCCTCCAGATTTATCCGATAACTCAATTGTTGGCCCAGAACAAACTACTGGCTGAGTATTTCCATATGTTAAGCAGTACCATATGGAACCTATTTCTGTACATAGAGTGTCGGATGTAGCTTGCTCATAAGAGACTGCAGTTAAATTGACATTATCTATTTTTTCAGTTGTAACAGTTAGGCAGGAATCTCCACTGCTTGTTATTCCAGATACTGAAATTACATCTGCAGATATGGATGCTGACCCTAAGCTTACATTTGCTGTTATAGTAAATCCAGATAAGCTGCTATAGTTTGCTATATATACCTTATAACTATTTTCTGTAATATCATAAGGCTCTCCAAGAATTGCCTCTACGCCAGTAGAAATTGTTCTAAAGCTTTTAGAAACCTCGTCGCTTTTGTACTTATCTCCTTCTCCAGCAAGTGCCGTTACCAAAACGGTATACAGTCTGTTTTCCGTTAATCCAAAAGGGCTGGCAGAAGTACTTGTTGTTGAGGCTAATGGATAGCCAGGCAAAGAGTTACCTGTAATAGAATCAATTAGATCAACCTTGTATCTTTCTGCATCTGGTGAATACCAAGAAATGTCTGCGGAGCTTTTTGTTCTATTTGATATTGTTATTTCTGGGTTTTCTATTTCCCTAGGAGGGGTAAATACATATGAAGCAACTTGTTGGGTTTCATTAAAATCTAGCAGGTGCTGCTCCAAAGAAAGGCTGGGATTATAATAGTAATCTTTTGCAACTGCATAAACATTAATTATATAGTCTTCACCAGAATCAATCATTGCTTGTGTATACTGTACAAAACTAGAGTACTGGTGATTTGGAAGTACGTCTTCGCTTTTCAGATCTCCTATCCTTGTACCATAAAAATCAGTAAACTCAACTATTTGCTTTCCAATAAACTCATCAGTCCGAGATGAAGAAAAATATTGTCCATTTGGATATGATGATGCAGATGATGTTAGGTACTGCCATTTAAATCCAAATATTTTAAATTCAGGCATGCTAAGTGTTTCATCTTCAATTATTTGATCTCCAGTGCTGTATGTGTGAAATCCAAATGTTAGTTTTGGGAATATTCCGTTTGCACTTGGATACCATGTAGTTGCCTCTAAGTAATCCGACTCTTCTGGATTTTTATCTTCTGCAGCTTGAATCTTTGCTCTAAACCCAACTTTATTTTTAATGTCTTCTAAATTAATTACTGGGCGCAATGCAGTATTCGTTGGAACCTGATCTAGGTAGTCAGAGTCTTTATATTCTAGATACTCTAATTCTTGAGTTATTAAATCTGTTTGATCTGCCCACCCGCCAAGGGCAGCCTTTTGAATTTTTATTAAAAAGGATTTAGGGTCTTCGTACCACTTTCCTCTTCTGACATACATCTTGTCTTGCTGAGTGCACTGATACTCTGACTCTATCGATGATGGAGATATAAATACAAGACCCACGTCTGATTTTGGATATGGGAACGCTGCTCCAAATATTCTTCTCCAGATGCCGCTTCCTTCGTATCTCCATATGCTTTTAAGTTTTACCCAGCCACGATCAGCCACGTTGACTTCTCCACCGAAGTCATTTATTCTTCTAAAAATATTTTTTATTTTTACCCAGCCATTAGTGGCTACAGAAACCTCACCGCCTGAGTCGTTAATTCTTCTCCAGATTGTCATATTTCTACACCATTAAATTCTTGAAAGCCATATATCTCCAGGATTAAAGCTTACAGATGTACCGCCAACGTCTCTAGTTAAAGCACCGTTAGGAAGGTTTCCTCCTCCATAATGAAATGCTCTACCAGTAGTCAAGTATCCATCTTTATCCTGCACAACAGTTGTGTCTCCGCCATACCCATCATTATTTGATGTTACGCTTAATCTGATTTTAAAGGCAGCATAAGGTTTTTGATCTGGATTTATTGAAAAAATTCCATTTTCGTAAACAACTGATCTGTTTCCTAAACTAAAGCTTCCAGCACCTTTTGTTACCCCGCCTGGTCCTGTTGCTGGTATAGTTGTAGATTTTCCTAGTAAATAATCATTTGAAAAACTTTCACCTGCTCCTAAAAATATATTTGATGCAACTAAATCTGTTTGAATATTAAATGTTCCATTAGGGTTTTCTTGGGTAGGAGTTGAATAGGTTATTTTTCCGCCAGCTAATCTAAATGCACCAGATGAAGATATGTAATCAATATTTCCTGGGTTGCCGCTTCCCGATCCTGGATATACTGTATTCCATTCAGCAGGTGTTGTAAAGTAATGATTTGACCCAACAATGTTTCCGCCAATAATAGAGCCTTGTTCTCCATTAAGTGTTACTTGAGATAATGTATTTGTAGACTTAATATTTGCAGAATCGATTGTCCAGCCGCTTGTAATCTTATATCCTGTAGTATTACCTGCAGCAATATCTGCGGCTGTTGTAGGAACAGCTGTTCCGAAACCTCCTTGACCTGCAAATAGTGCTCCTTTAATAACTGCATCTACTGCAGTCATTTTACCTGAGTAGGTAACAGAGAAATTAGGAGAGACCGTTCTAGATCCTCCAGCCCAAATCATTACTGTTGAATCTGATGATGTATTTGGAGCATATAGTCCAACATTTCCACCATAGTTAATGGATGAGCCAGATGCATCCTTTGACAATGTCCATCCAGCTATTAATCCTTTTACTGCTTTAATTCCATTCACTGTATCCAAAGAAACAAATTGTCCGTCTGCTGTGCTTGTTACCTGAATACCAGTTCCAATTTTAGCACCGAGTTGATCTTTTAAAACTCCAAACTCTATCTTTCCTTGGTCTGTGTTCAAAAGTATTTGGCCGTCGCCGAAGTTAGTAGGAGATGTGTCACCAGTTCTTGTAGCCGATCCACCTATTTGAATAGAACCTATCACTCCATTGTCTACATATATGCTTCCTCGTATATTAGCATCATTGGCTTTTAGTAATCCAGTAGTTGCTGCAACTTCAAACCCTGAGCCAACTTTTATCTTACCGCCAGTAATATCAATATTGTTTGCTTTAACATATCCATTAGGCTTAACGTAAAATTCTGCTGCATCAGATCCGCCTGCTGAAGGTGAGCCTGCCCAAAATGAATAGGTGCTTCCTGGAGACATTCCCGCATATCTCATAGATAAAACAGCAGGGGTTCCTACAGAAACCGTGTTTCCCTTTTCTATCTTGTCTAAAGAAATTTCCCATCCGCCAATGCGTCCTTTATTTGTTATAATTCCATTTAATGTATCGAGCTGAAACAGCTGTCCACTTGCATCTGTCCCCTGAATTCCATACTCATTTATAAATGCACCAGATGAATTTTTTAATTGTCCTACTTCAAATTTATTGGCACCAGAATAAACTCTTAGTTGGCCAGGAACTGTAGCACTTCCAATATCAACTGATCCAGTAAAGTTTCCAGCATTTGCATTTACAGTTCCAGTTACTGATAAATCCATTCCGTCCCAAACCATTTTGTCTGTTGTTCCACCGACTGTAAAGTAAGCAGCACTCGACTCATTAGTATTTCCTTGCACATACCAATAATTATTTGGCGCTACGTAAAGTCCTTTTTGAGAATTATCTCCGTCAATTCCATATCCAAGCTTCATGTCTCCAGCGGTTATTGCTACATCTGGAAGCAAGGAGTTGCTGACTGGAGATACTACAGGATCATAAGTTCTCCATGCGGTTTCATTTGTGTTTCCGTAAATATCAAATGTGCTAACAGCAATCTCATATGTCTTTCCGCCTTTTAGACCATAAAGATAAGAGGAAGTTTTGGTTCTTCCTGGTACAGACATGTATGTGTAAGGACCTGTTGATCCCTGTATCCTAAATCTAATTCTATATCCAGCAGTGTCTGGATCTGTATTTTCTGTCCATGTAAATAAAACTTTTTTATCAAAAGAAAATAAGCCGTTAGAGTCATCGGATACTGTAGCTGATTGCAATTCAAAATCATTCTCTGGAGGGTTGTCATCAAATGCAATTGAATCTATTGGCTTTACTGTTTTCTCTAAAGAAAAATTAGAGTAGCAGCCAAATTTTCCAACGTATCTTATTTTTACTATCTTATCTGCAAAAGGGCTTGTGTCAAGCTCGGTGCCTTTTATTGCTGGGCTTGGGCCAGAATAAACTAAAGTTGATTGCTGGCTACCAGCATCTCTCGCATAAACTTCTGTTGCTACCGCCCACGATGGTGCTGTCCATATAACAGTGTAACCAGCACTTATGCCAAATGCGTCATCAATGGTGGGAGTTAATCCAGTTCCTTGGCATCCAATTGTGGGAGTTGTGAATGATACTCCAGCAGTAAAGTTTCCAGCAATATCTCTAGACTGAAAAAGCCCAGTGTATGAGGGTGTTAAATTTAAATAACCAAAATTTAGAAGAAAATCAGAATATGGTATTTTTAAACTATGAGTTCCAGAAGCAGATGGAGGCTCGCCATAAAATATTGCTGATGTTGGAGGAGTTAAAGTATTTGTTAAAGTAATCTTAAATCTATCTGGAGGGTTTGTTAAAGGCATTGTGTATGGTATAACAAGGTCCTCTCCAGACCAGGTTACATTTCCTAGAACTACTTCGTTTGGAGGCTCTTTATCAAATGTTTGAGGATCAAATATCTTTGCTGTTTTTACAGAAGAGTCCAGACCCTGGCAATCGGAATATGATAAGTGATTAACTTTAACATAAACATCATTTATTGTATCTAGGCCTATATCGGCAGGGCCAATTCCAGTATACCTTTGAACCCAATTGTAAGGGTTATTGGTTAAAGATACAAAAACTCTTGTCTCTCTATACGTTAAAGCTTTTGATAGATCATCTTGCCAAGATACCATTATTCCATCTATAGTACTTGCCACTTTCCATTTATCGTCTGGTATAGAGTTTGCACATATTGGATCAACATACGGTGCTAGCGTTACTGGGCATTGGTCTGAGCTTCCATCACCATACACACTTTGAATAGTAAAAGATGTAAATTCTGTTCTAAATTTATTTCCAAACTGAAAAATATTATTTTCTTTAGTAAGAACCCATGAATAATTTAATGATGAGCCAGATGCTGGAATAAGTTGAGATCTTGTATATCCACCAGCAGTTAGCGACACTACATAATTTCTTACACGGTCATCATTTTTTGTCCATGTTAAATTTAATCCAGCCGTTGCATCCCATGTGGCGACTACGTTTATTGGGCAAACCCTTGAGGGTGCAGGTGTAGTAAAATTAAATCTGTCTGAAAATTCGCTTGTTCCCAAAGACTTATCGCTATATATCCAAGCAGCCTGCAATGCATAATCAGTATTACAATCTAGATCTGGGATTACAACATCCCAGTAGTCTCCATCTTGACTCTGAGTTATTCCTAGATCTGGATATTGTTCTGACACATTAAACCCCAAACGAAAGGTCTAGTTTAAATTCTATTGATGCTTCTCTTCCAATTACTTTAATCATTGTTGAGTCTAGTATAGATCTGGCAATGAGACCGTATTCTGGATCAAAGGTGTCCTCGTCATTTATTCTAAGACCATCCATAGATACAGATGTTTGAGCAGTTGTTGGAGTAACAATAATTCCTAACTTAACAACACTTTGTGGATTAAATGTTCCTGTTGATACCCCAGTAGACATGTTTAAATTCTTTATATTGTTTCCAACTGAGTGTCCAGTAAATGTAAATTCTAAGTAATCGGTATTTGAGCTATAGAGCCTTACCTTCAATGAGGACAGGTTTGCATCATTTGCTTTGTATGAAAATGATAATGTATCTAATGGGTTGTACCCAGATATATCCATACTATCAAGTATGTAAGTGTACTCTTTTGGGGCCGCCCCATTTGATGTAAATGTTAACGAACTATCTCCAACTCTAAAGTTTGTTTGATCTAGCTCTGGCTCTGGACTCCACTGGTATGGCAATTCAAAGTTAGATATAAATTTGCTTTCATATAAATTTCTTGAATAAGACTGGCCAGAGTAGATTCCAATTTCATTAATCTTACCTGCAATGTTTGTAGGAAGTGTAGCTGAATAGATTACTGTATATTTTATTGGTGATACAGAAGAGTCTATATCGATCCCTCCGACCCTAATTGGAACACGATAGAACTCAAAACCAAGTCTTGAGTTTGTATCTGACAAAGCATATTCAGTTCCTGTTGCAATTCCAATAGCCATTTCTTTTGAAGAAAATGATGAGTTACCAGCTACAAAATTAGTAAGAAATCTTTTACCAAATTTAGTTATCATGATCTTCCTCCCTGCTTATCTGATATTGTTATTGCGTATAAGAAACCATCTATCTTCTCTTCGCTTGAATTGTAAATTCTAAACTTAGCTCTTGCTCTTTGCATTCCAGATGCATCCTCATACAGCTCAAATCCTTTTAAAACTATGTCTGAAAGCTGAGGCCTTTTACCGCCTTTGGGATCGTCGTCTCCATCTTCGTCCCCAGGAGATCCTACAGAACTGTTTGATCCAAATGGAAAGGACTGAGTAATGGACTTAGTCTCTCCAGACTTGCCCTTCCAAACTTCGGCTAAACGAGGGTCATCATCAAAGATGACTGGTATTTTTCCTACTTCAATTCCCATTTATTTATTATACCATTACGCCATTAGATTGCTCTACATGAAAGCGTAGTGGTTACCCCCTCACTATATTGCAAGGAGCATCTAACAACTAAATATTTAGTATCTGTTTCAGACATGCCCAAAACTGGGTATTTAATACTTATAATATCGCCAGCAGAAATTAAAGGGTTTCCAAAAACTTCTATGTCCACAAACCTTCCTTTATTTAATACGCTTGACTTTATCCAATCTGCTAAAGTTTTTGCGTCCTCTTCAGACTGAATCCAAGAAGATTCAAAAACAACAAATTCTTTATTTGAGGAGTCCTCTGACTGATCTGTATCGTAGTCTATGGCGCCAGACCTTCTTATAGAATTTCCCAAAACATAAAAACTTGTATTATTACTATCATCTAAAACTACAGTAGTTGAAGTGTTATTTAAAACGTAAGATTCGGCACCGAAAGGCTGTAACCTTTGATCTAATATTTTAACATATTTATTTAATGCGGTTCTAAAAGTAATTGGTACGGCTGGTCTAGACTCATCATCATAAGACTCTTTTACTTTTCTTATTTCTCTAGCGGTAGTTCCGAATTCAAAAAGGGCACCGTTTTCGTCGGCAGCGGTTTGGCCAGCATTGTAAATTAAATCTCCAAATAGCATAGAAAGAGTATCATCAGCATAAACACCATTGTATTCATAATTCCTGGTTAAAGATATATTTTTGTATACATCTTCATCAATACTTTTAGCATACAGATATTCAAAATAAGCAATTCCCTGACCACAGTGTAGTCCAACATTTTTTGTTATTGAAAGAGGTGGAATAGTTAAATTAACAGAATCACTTCCAGAATCAATTGCTTCAATTTTAAATCCATTAATAAAGACAGTAATTATATTTTTTAAAGATTCTTTTTTTACCAGTACATCTATATTGTAAGAGCTGCCAGCGTAAATTCCAGCCAATGTTTTGGTAGATGTCTGCTGGCTATCTTTTAAAACTGTAAGCTTATTATTATTAACTCTAACAACCATAATATCTTTTTGAAGGCCAGAAAATGCAGTTGTGCGTACAAGCACGTAGTAACCATTTTTGCCAGTTGAGTCTAAGCAAAATCCAATGCCACCTACCTGCTCTGGTGTATTAAGCTGGCTATCAAAAAACATCCTTGTTCCAAATGAAACAAAAGGCTTTGTAGTATCTACTGAATTAAAATCTTTAACTGCAATATCAAAAGTTTTTTTATCTTTATCTAGATTTGAAATTGCTAAAAAGCTTTTTGCAATTGTTTCTTCTTCGGTGTTTGCTGGAGTTGTAATACTTCCCACACCAGGCTTTAGCTTTGCTACATCTGGAGTAGCTAGGGTAATATTATATTTATTAAATCTATTTGAATCATTTTGCCCAGGCTCATTTATGTAAGAGTTTAAAGTTTTTTTGTGAGACATTTTAGAGGTGGACAAAGCTCCTCTGGTTTTTATATTATACTCTCCAGTAGGATAAAAATATTTATAACCTGGTTTAGCTAAAGCTGAATACTTCCATATGTCAGATTGATTTTTAATTAGCACTCTAACTGGAGGCTTATCACGTGGAGGAGTAAATGTTGTGTCTTTCTCTTCAGGTACATACTGATACCAGACTCCATCATACTCAATAACTTCTCCGTTTATTAAAACATAACCGTTAAACTGATCTAAGATTTTATCTACTCTTGCAGAATTTATTGTATTTTGATTAAGCTGAAACTTTGTACTGTCGTCATTGATATCTGTTGCAAGGGAGCCAGCACCTAGAAATGAAGATTCAGATTTCCACAAAGGAGAGGATGATTCTGAATTGGTAGAAACAAATGCTGTTTTATATCTTACTCTAACATTATTAGCTGAAAAAAGCTCCTTGGTAGACAACCTAATTATGTTAGGCGCATATTCTACATTAGATCCAGACTTGATTTCCTCATTTGTAAATATCCATGAGGTAGGTAATTCTTTGTCGTATATAAAGTTTCTAGTATAAAAGTTTAATACATTGTATTCATCTACAAATGCATTCATCTGTATGTCTCTACATAGCTCTTGCAAAACTTCCCAGACTGTTTGTTCACCGTCCGACCACCAATAAACTAAAGATGGAATAGAGTCGTCATCAACCTTCCCATCTGTTTTTTTAATATTTATCTTGTAATTAGAAAATCCAACTGAGTCTAAAATTCTTTTAATTACTGAAGTTACAGGTGAAGACTCTACTAAAAGCTGAGGACATATAGTATCTTGAAGTATTTTTGCAGCATCTGTTGCATCTATGGATGCTTCTCCAAACTCTGATAGTGACCAAGAGGCTACATAAAAAACTCCTTGAGGTACCTTTTGCACGGAAGATCCGTCTCCAATATTTATGTGTGGTCTTATAATTGCATTCTTAAACAAATATAGTTTTGAGTTATCTATTGGGCCAAACCTATCATATTCAACTATCTGCCTAGATGTAGTATTGTATTTTGTTATCAAAAGGCTGAGGTAGTTTGCCGTTATAACCCCAACTGGAACAATAGAGGTATCATCTGAAGTAGTTTCTTTATTTACTGTAAACGAAACAATGTCTGAATCTATTGACATAACCCATCTTGGACTTAACTCAATTACTCCCAAAAACTTTCCTGTATTTGAATTAACTGCAGCTAAAGATATCTTTTTAAAGTATTGAGTTGTTGTATATGTAGTAGGTTCTGCAGTTGACCATGTAGTTCCATCATAATATATTATTGCTTCCCCGCCTTTATAATCTGGCGCTTCTTTTTGGGTGAGAGTTGTGCCAGATACCGTTATGGTTGTGTTATCTTGCTTAACTCCAGTTATTGTCCATGATGTGGGTGTGTCGTGGCTAGTTTCAAATCTGGCAACAATCTTATTGGCGGGAACTAATTTTGCAGTAGTCTTTGCTTCATCTGAAAAATACTCTAAAGAAATATCTATATTAGTGTTTTTAGGCGCTAACCAATATTTATAAACCATATCTGGTCCAGGATAATAAAGCCTTGGCCTTGTTCCAATATCTAAATCCCTTGGTCTTTCAAAAGAATCAACGGGGGTGTCTGTGTTATTATTTGTATGAACTAGATATTTAATTCCTGGAGATAGTGGTCTAAATGGCTTATAAATAGTATCTATTGGAAATAGCTTTTTAAAAGCAGGACCAAACGGGTTTGTTAAAGCAGATGATGTTGCTTTTATATATTCAACCATAGAGTTAAGATTGTATTCAATTGTAGCTCCAGCTGAAGTTGATAGCGAATATCCTTTTTTAATTAAATCTTTAGTTTCATTTGATACAGTTATCATACCTGCTCCAAAGATATGTCAACACTCCAAAATGTTTGTAGTCCTCTTTTAATAACTGAAAAACTGCAAGATGTAAACATTACTGTGTAAGTATAGTCATCTGATAAGGCTCCATCAGATTGCTCAATTAAATCTGTACTAAAAACTGTTGGGTTTAATTTAATTCTAAAAGGTAGTCTACCAGCAGAACTTTCATAAAAGTTTTTTAAATCTTCTGCGCCCCAGGCACCGTCAACTGTTTCATTTCTAAAAGAAGGTAGCATTTCCCATGAAATATTTATGGTAAGTTTATCAGCAACAAAATATTTTCTGAGTGTGCCATTTGACATTCTAGACGATTGCTCAATTCTGTTTGTATCTATTGAGATTGGCTGTCTATTATGCTCAGTAACTCTTCTAAATCTTAATTGATTTTTAGAGCTGTAGGACAAGTTGTTTCTAGTTGCTACAGATGATGTATATGAATTACCTGGTGCAACAACAGACGCTCCTTTGTAATCAAATGAGTTGTTTGCTGTATCAATTGCAAATGGGTCTAGTGCCTCTATGTATAAAATTGAGCCTTTACTTAAATTTTGAAAACTCATTATGACCCAACCTTTCTATTTACTCCAGCTGCCATTTCTTTTAATCTCATCTCATTACGTATTTCTAGTGCAACATCTTTTGCTGTCACGTTTGTTCCATTTAATTCTACATTTATATTATATACTGATCCTGTTGCTGCCGCCGTAGCATTTGGATTAAATGGATTCATGTTAGCTGGGATAACTGCTTCATCTTTATGAAGCATCGCAAGCATATTTGCAGGAACCATATTAATTCCATTTTCAAACATCGGTACGCCAAGGTTTGAAAGAGATTTAGTAACAAAACCACCGTTGGCAAGGATTAGTCCGCTAGGTGGATCAATTGTTTGAGAAGATGTAGACTTTGGAATACCACCGAAAGGAACTTTTCCTAGTGAGGTTTTTAAACCAAATCCTGGGGAACCAACTTTCCAATTTGTAACTATGTCTCCAGTTTTATAACCAGTGTATCCTCTGCTAGATAAGAATTTTACAAAATCTTCATTGTGTAAATACATTGAGCTTCCACTAATTTTTGATCCTGTTGCTTTATTAAATGCCGCTGCCTCTAATGCCAATCCAGCATCGTCAATCGGTCCTTTACCTAAAGCTGTTTTAATCCAAGCAAATGGTGACAAGCTTAGTTTATGTGCCACTTCTCCAAATTGTGCGCCCTCAAATATCCCCTTAGTGGATCCATAAGTGCCAAGACCAAAGTTTGCCATTGCTGGGCTTTTTCTTCCTATTGATGGCTGTAATGAATCTATAGGAGAATGAGCAAAATGTGTAAACGCTTTTGCTTCTTTAATATTTGCTAACATTTTAGCAATTTTTGCTACTCCACCAGGACCAAATGGAACACCTAATTGCGTTGGCTGTGGCCCCCCAACATACTTTACTCCAAATAGAATTCTATTTAAGAATGATTGTTTTGGGTCTGGCTTTGCATGATACCCAAACGAAGATACTGGACCACCGTTTGCAAACATGAGTGGCCCTAGTCCATAGGCTCCATTACCGATACCGCCCATAGAGGCTCCAGAGCCTGCAAGGCGCATAGGGTCTTTGTCTAGACCCATTCCTGGGCTTGTAAATGGCTTGCGTGGCTGCTCAAGCATCTGATGCATGTAGTCTGAATGCTGTGGAACCTTTCCAGTAAACTTAAGTCCTGGTATTTCTGTTCCGCCCCAAATATCCATGCCTGGACTACGTGGTCCAATAAATCTTGAAAGCTCTCCCCAGTATTGTCCAAAAGGATTTCCTATCGGTCTTCCAGATCTTGAATATGGAACACCTGGTTTCTTTTGTCTTGGTGATGTAAGAATTGGACCGCCATCTGCTCTTCTAAGTGCTTTGTGCCAACCATCTACAACATCTGCACCACCAGCGGCGTCTACAGCCTTTGCACTAAATACATACTCTCCATCTGAAAGCATTGCTGGAATAGAATCCGATGTTGCCGTTCCTGGACCAGTAACTTTTCCTCCTGGATTAAAGTGTTTTATATATCCGCCATCTGCTTTTTGCAAAACTGCTGGCAATAAGTCATCTGCGCCAGCTCCCTGCCCCCTATATGTCTTTCCTTTATATGTAAAGAACTGATCTGCTCCTAATTTATTGTCCTTCATTAAAGCTCTTCTACCTTGAGAATTTAAGCTTCCGTCTTCTTGCAAATACTTATCATACTTGCTACCTTTAACTTCTAATGCTTGAGCCTTTGATCCGTATTTAATATCACCCTTATACTTACCTAGTGCTTCCACAAGGTCGTCACGTAATTTTCTCAAAGTAACATTTCCAGTTATAGCAACTGCTAGCTTGCTTACAGCTGCAATATCTTTATTAAACTGGGAAAGAGAATCATTGTTTACTGTTGTATTTGTTGAAAGAATAGGTCTTCCCTGTGCATCAAATCCAGTTGGAGATCCAGTAGTTACTGTTTCAGGAACTTTTGGCTTTCCGTCTGAATTAAAATATCCTGGGAATGCATTTCTTATTGTTTGTGCAAGCAGGCCTGGTCCAGTACCAGCCTTTTGCATTTCTTTTAGGAAACTAATAAGCTGTTTCTTAATATCTGCTTCTTCTTCAACTCTATCTTTACCTGAAAGAAGCTGTGCGTTAACAGCTCTTGTACTAAGCTCGTTATACGTTAGCTGGAATTTTTCAAGAGATTCTTTTATATCAGCTGCTACTGCAGAGTTATCTTGATTATTTTGAAAAACAGTATTCTTTTTATCTTGTGCGTCTTGTATTGCTTGTGCATCTTTTTCTAAAGGTGCCTTTGCTTTATTTGCTGCATCCTCTATTGCTTTTTGAGCAAGGTCGGCTTGTCTATTAAGTGTGAGTTGATCTATATCCAACTTGGCTTGATTTGCTGCAGCCATGTCTCCACGAGAGACAGCATCTGCATATTCTATCTGAAGCTTTTGTAATTGCAATGCATAATTTGATGCATCTTGAGTTGCTCTTAAGGCCTCCAGCTTTTTATTTTTTTCTTCATCTATAAGCTTAATTTTTTTAGCAATTGCTTTTAATTCTTCCTGTGCACTTCTTTGAGAAGCTGCATTTGCTCTTTGAGCTGCTGCAGAAGTTGCAGCAATTGTTTTTTGAAGTTTAGATAAAGCAGATCCAACAGTCGCGTATGTGGTAGCAGAATCAGCAGCTTGTGTTAGCTGGGAGATTCCTGTTCCGATTGCTGAAGTAAATCCAGCAAGTTTTGATGCTAGAGTAGAATCTATTTTGCTTAGATCAATATTTATTCCAGCAGTAAAAAGTTTCCACTTTGCAAGTATTCCCTTTATAGTGTCTGATTCATTAATGATTCCCGCTAGCAAAGGTTGTGTTTTTTGAAGATTTAAGTATACGTCTCTACCTATTTCTTTATTCATGCCTGGGTTATTTGTTTCTGCTTTAGACATAACCATTTCATAAGCTTTAAACTCATCTATAACATTTCCAAGCTCATCTTTTGTTCCAACTAAAGATTTTGTTGCTTCAGAAAATACACCTATTAGTCCTTCAAAACCGTTTCCTACCTCTTTATACCAATCAGCAGTTCCTGTTCCTTTGCTTAAGGTGTTTACCAAATTTCCAACAGAAAATTCTGCCGCTGTAGCTTTATCTGTTATTGCTCCAAATTCTGTATTTGCAAGCAGTTTGTATGCTTGAGAGGCTTTATTGCTATTTGCTAAAGCACCGTATATTTTTTTATTTGCTTCTTCAACGCTCATTCCAGCAGCAACCATTTGTGCTTTTTGATTATTAATTAATCTTTGTGTTTCTGCTGTTGTTTCTGATCTATTTAAGGATTCAATTACATCTTTTAATTGTTTTCCTTCTTCTTTTGCCTTCTTTAGTTCCTCTATTGATTGAGGTAGTCCAGGCATACCAATTGAGTTTCCTTCTGCACCCTTGGCTGCTGCGGTTGCTAATTTTTGTTTATCTATGTAGCCTTGCATGGTTTCTTTAAGATTAAAATACTTTATTCCAGCCTGCTCCGCAGCTTTAGCTGTCATAGAAAGTCCTATAGAAGCATCTTGCTGAGCATCTTTATAATCCTTATAAATTTTAAATGCTGCAGTTGCAACCGTTATTGCTGCTCCTATTAAACCAAAGCCCTTAGCAAATCTTGCAAGCATAGCTCCAAATTTTGCTAGCCCGCTCATTGACAATGAAAATCCTTTTAGCGCAGTTCCAGCAGACTTTATGCCAGTACCAACTTTACCCCATGGAAGCATTGGAAGTATTGAAGTAGCAGCCATAACACCCATGCCAACATTCATACCTGACATTTCTTTTCCTAGGATGTTAACCTTTTCTTTGCTCATCAATGCCATTCCGCCCATTGATCCAGCCATTCCAATTCCCATTTGAGAACCCATACTCATACCATTGTATCTTCTTGGGATATTTATTCCTTCAGCTTTAGCTTGCTTTGCGGTCATTACGTTTCCGTCTACAAGGTACTCTGTTCTTCTCATTCCTAGAGTTCCTACTTTTCTAGACTGAATATTATCGCCCAAATCCTTGTAATTTCCAACAAAACCTGGGCCAAAGAATCCTTGTGCTGGTGCTTGTCCAACAGGATATCTAGCTGCTGCAAATGCATTTTGCTCTCTTATGATTGCGTTTTGTGCTCTTCTGGCAAAATTTAATGTTGATGTGGCAGCTGATCTTACAGAACTGCTCATGGTTGTAGCAGTATTCTTTATAGACTGAGTAATAACTCTTGCATTTATATCTATAGCTTTTGCTAGCTGCATAGAGTCTACCTTAATTGAATTTCCCATAGATCTAAAAGCTGCTGATAAATATTGAGTTTTCATTGCTGCTGAATTTCTAAATGGGTCGATCATATTGTTAACCATTACTTGTCCAGGGTTGTAGAAGCTTGTTGTTCCAGATCTAACTGCTTCTCTTCCTAATCCTGTTGTTAAAGCCTGTTGACCAGTAATTTGACGAGATGAAGCCCTAGATCTTTCTGCTGCTAAATCTCTTTCTCTTTGTGCACGTTGTTCCGCTTCCCAATTAGCTCTTGCAGCAGGGTTTCCTGGTCTACGTGAACCATCTTTTCGACCATAGGCACGTCTTCCTGGCTTAATTGGGCCGCCACCAACTGGACCTCCAGCATTAAGATATTTTGGATTAGCATGCACGGCATGATATTGACTCCAATCAACCTCTATACCATCATCCAATCTTTTAAGCATTGCTTGATAAGGAGGTCTAAGATCTACAGGTAAATCATTTATTATTTTTAATAATTTTGGACGAGCATCTTCTAATATTTTCTTCATTCGTCGACCATATTTTTTCGGACTCATCTTAGAAATTATTGGTGCAGTGTCACGTGCGAAATCTTTTCTTGCTCCACCTTTAACGGCAAGTAGATTAATCATTGCTTGCTTTTCCATAGAGTTCATTTCATCAGCTGTTGCAAGACGTGTATTGCCAGATGCTTTAGGTAATACTCCAGCTTGCCCAACATCTGGATTAAAATTACCATACACGTTTGCTCTAGATAAATCTTTGTTGTTTAAAAGAAGAGAATTAGCAAGCTGTCTGAGCACTGTATCTTCATCCCATGGCACATTAGTGTTTGCAAAGCGTGGGTCGTAATCTGATTCTAAAGCAAGTAGCTTGGTTCTTTTTGTTGGATCTACTGGATTTGCAACTGTCCTAGCTGTTTGTACTGGAGAATGTATTCCAAAAAGATCTCTTGCAATTTGAGTGCCAATTGGCTCATGGACGGCAGTTAATTCATTAGGAACACCTTTAACAAAAACTTTTTTGTTACCGACCTTATACAATCCAGATACACCAGGTACAGGATAACTCATCCCTGTGCTTGCAGAAATTTGATGCCCATACTCAGTTACTGGCATATCGGCAAACTTGCCTAGCGAGCTTCTTGAGCTTAATTCTCTTGCCTTTGCTAAAATCTTTAATTGTTTATCTGGTGCAAGCAATCTTAATGCAGGAGCAATATTTCCATAATTTGATCTGCCCCTAGATATGTATCCACCTGGAATCATTCCGCCAAGATTGTATCCACCCATAACAAGCCTAGGAGGTCTTGTTGGTAGCCATCTTTGTCTTTTTGCAGCTGCTTCTAAAAACATCCGTAAAGAATTTTTTTGCTCTTTAGTTGCCCTAACAACTCTTCCTGATTCATATTCAGATTTGGTTTTAAACTTTCCATCATCTTGAACTGCGGCATATAGATCATCTACTGTTGCAAACTTATCCATTCCTGTGCGCTTTAAGGCTAGCTCGAAGTTTTCTCTTGCATCTGCTGCATTTAAATTTAGAACATCTCTAGAGAGACCAATTCCTTCAAGTCTGCTCATTATGTTATTTATTCCAGGAGGTAGTACTGCAGCTAATCCCATATAGCCACTAGTCATATATCCAAGATCTTTACGTCTTCTAAAATGTGCTCTTTCATGCAATCCTTGAATAATTGGCATACCATCTTTATTTTTAAATGTTGTTGGTGAAACCGCTTCTATTAAATCCTTTACTCCAACAAAATTTGGAAAACGATTTTTATCCATCATAGCATCTCTAACATCATTTAGCTTATAATTTAAAGCGTTGCTCTTGCTTTCTTGAGCTGTTTTAGCATTCTTAACACGTAACTTTGGATACTTCTTTTCTAAATTTTGTACCTGTTTAATTCTTATCTTAACGAACTCTTCATCAGATCCACCAGACATCATCTTTGCTTTATCAAAGTTAGATGTTGCTTTCTTAATAGCTTCATCTACTGGCATTCCTGCAGTTCCAGCCAGCTCTGCTGCATCCAGCATAATCATTCTAATTCTTAGATCATCTTCATATCTTGGATTATTTATAAATCTTAAATATTCTTTGTATTGTTTTTTAAATAGTCTTTCGTCCATCTTGCTAGATGGTGTCTTATCTGTCTTCTTCCCATAGCCAGGAATACCGTTCATAATCTGCCCACCAAAATTGTATCCGCTATTTGCTGCATCAACTGCTGCATAAAGCTCAGGCATTCTTTGAATTTGAGGACCAAAAACTACTTCCCGTGGAGTAAGAGCTGCTGTAATATTTCCACCGTCATTTAAATATGTGCTTGGAGCCATTGCAACTAATGGGGCATTTGCTGGATCCATTGCAGCTTGCTGGTTCAAAACATATCCGCCTAGTGGAACACTTCCCAATCTATCATCATAGTCTACTGAAGATGGTCCTGAAACCACTGTTTTGTTTGGACCAAATGATTCAATGTCTCCACCTATATTAAATTTAGGCATTCTTGTTGTTTGAATACTGTAAGGTGCGCCAAATGTTCTTACACCACGGACTCTTCCAAACTCTTCCATGACGGCAGCATTTGTCTTTTTCTTATACAAATCTCTAAGTGTAAACTGTCCATTAGCATCAACAACTGGTTGATCCATCATTGGAGCTCTTGTTAAATCAATTGTTCTTCCTCGTCCAGCAGCATACATACTTACTGCTGATCCCATGTCTGCTTCTATTTGTGCATTAAGTGCAAGTATTCTTGCTTTTGCTTGATCAACAGTAATTTCTGCATTTCTCATTTGTTGAACAATTAATGCAGATTGAGTTGCTGCGCTATCTGCAAATCTTTGAGTTATTGGAAGAATATCATCGAATGTATCTAGCAGTTCTCTGCTTACCGTTCCACCCATTGCAATTGTTTTCTTTAGATTTGCAACTTCTTGCTCTGTTTGCATTCCTAGAGTTGCCATCAACGCATGGAATTTTGCAGCCTCTGGCGCAACAATTCCTGTTGATATTCCCTTTACACTTGTTAGCCCTTCAACATTCGGAAGTCTATCGTGCATATAAATTTGAGGGGTTCTAGATATTCCTCTATTTACTGGTATAGCTCCTGGCACACCACCAAACAAGGTGGCTGGGTTATTAGGATCTCTTGGTCTAATGTGAGACATTGCTCTAGTATTAAGATCTCCAACATATGGATCGTTAGGGTCAACTACTCTTCTTCCATGAGCAGGAGCAACAATTGCATTTCCAGCAACTGTAGACACTCCTGCGTTTACTGGAACTGCGCTCTTCATTGATGCTGCTTGAAGGTTTTGATAATCTAAAACAAGTTTTTGTAATGCATTATGAAGAACTTGAGCTGCAGCGGCATCTGAATAAAATGCATTCTCAACCATTTCTGCTGCTTTTTGAGCAGCAATAATTTCTGGAGTAAGCATCTTCCATCCATTTGCTCTCATAAAGAAAGATCTAAGCTGGACTATTCCCTTTGTTATATAACCAAAGAAGTTAGCAAGTACACCAGTTAACATAATTAGTGGACCAACTAATGCTGTAAATCCTGCCATAAATGTGAGAGCTTTTTTAATTGGTGTTGGCAACTCAGTAAAGAAGTTTAGAATTTTTGATGCTGCATTTATAAGCTTTGTTGCTACTCCAAGAAACTCTTCTCCAACGCTTGCAAGCTCTGCTTTAAGGCTTTCCATTGCCTTTCTATATTTACCAGATGCAGACTCTGTAATCATTCCTAATTCTCGCTCTGCAATTCCCGCCAAATCTGAAGTACTTGCTTTCATTAAATCCATAACCTGAAGCGTCTGGCTTCCTTCTTTTCCAAGGTTGTTTAGGAGTGCGCTCATTCTTGCAAACTGGAATTTACCAAACATTTGTTCTAGTGCTCTAGCTTTGCTTAAAGGATCTAGTTTGTTAAGAGCTGTTTGTAAATCTGTAAGCATTCCAGTTGTGTTTCCAGTATTTTTTGCAACCATACCCAGAACATCTATGCCGAAATCAGACATCATGCCAACTGTTTGCTTTGTTGGATTAATAAGAGAAGCCAAACCTGACTTTAATGCGTTTGCACCTTCAGATGCGTTAATTCCACCCTCTCTCATTGCAGTCATGTAAAGAGCTAAATCTTCAATGCTGCCTCCGAGCTGCTGTATAACTGGACCAGCTTTTGGAATTGCTTCCACTAAGTCATTAAGTGTTGTAGAAGTCTGGTTTTCAACTGCGTTAAGAAAGTTAATTGATTCTGTAAGCTGTTGTGTATTTTGCTTAAAAGCTGTTTGAATTGAAAGAGTAGCCTTCATGGCATCTTGTCTATCTACTTCTCCAAGGATTGCAAGTCTGGTTGTTTCTTCTATGGAACCTAAAAGGTCGTTGCCCATCTTTCCAGTTGCCGCAATATCTGCACCTAGGGCAATCGTATCTTTAAAAGAAGCTCCCATTGTTTGAGATAAAGATTTTGCTGTCTGTACAACTTCTTCTCTAATTGCTTTTAAGTCGGTTGCAGAAGTTGCAGCTAGCCCACCATAAACTTTTGTAAGTCTTACAAGCTCTTGGTCTGCTTCTCTAAAAGCTTTTCCTGCTGCAGCACCGAACATTGTTAATGGAACTGTAAGTCCAACTGTAAGCTGACGACCTGCCCACTGGGTATTTTTACCCCAGTTAATTAAAGATCCTGCTCCTTCAGATAGTGCACGATTCATTATCTGAAGTTCCATGCGAGCTAGCTGTGCGCTATTTTTTACGGCATCCAAACCTCTTGGAATCATAACGTTGTACTGCATTAGACCTTGAGCATTTCTACCTAAAGGTTGTAGAACTGAGTTTTGAAGCATTACCTGCTCTTTGGCAAGCTCCCTTATCATTCCCTTTTGAGTTGTAGCATGCTCTCTAAATGTCTGGAAATAGTTCTTAAGCTTTAATCTTCCAGAGTCTAGGTTTTTACCAAACTTATCTACATCAGAATTAAGGTTTACAAAGTGACTAGAAAACTGTCCGCTTCCAGTTAGTGTATCTCTAAATAAGTTATTTGCTAATTTTGTTGAAGCAGATATTGCTCTATTCGATGAAAGAAGTTCTCTTTGTAATTGTTGGAGACTAGAACTAGCCCTGTGTACTTCAGACACAAGGCTAGACAAGTCGGCTTTGGCGACTATACTGGTTACAATTTGTTCGTCAGCCACTAATTACTCCTAGAGTATCCTAACCCTGCGCCAATTCCAAATCCAGCTTTTGCTGCGAAGGGCCCTTGTAAACCAACAACATCATCTGCTGATGCATTTATTCCAAGTGCTCTTCTTTGGATATCTTCAAAGGTAGAACCTTTTTCTTTTTCTTCTACACCATCATCTAATTGTATTCCTTTTAGTGACGCTGCAAATTTTCTTTGGTTATGCTCTTTCTCATTTATCGCTGTTATGGTTTGAACCAATTCTGGCATTGATAAATTTTCTTCTAATTCTTCGTAATTCTTCCAGTGACCCAGAAGAAAAACTTGTCCTTCTAAAGCGGCTAAATCTAGTTCTGACCAGCCAGTACCGCTGCCGCTATTAGGTTTGGGTCGTCCATCTTGATTCCTCCGCAAACTTCAAGGATTCTATTAATTGTTGGAACATCCAATGCATCTTCTAGCTTGTCAAGATCAGCAACTAGGTCTGGAAGCTGTGTTTCTAGTGCTACTCCGCATGCTTCAACCAAAATTCCAAGTGTTGCTGTTTCATCTTCTGCATCTTGAACTTTCTTAATTACTTCCATAAACTTTCGTAGCTGCTTGATTGATAGTGGCTTGAGCTTTACTTTAGCTCCGCTTTGTAGTTCAATCTCTTCTACATCATATACTGTTGTTGCCAATTTATCCTCCTTAAGGATCGTCTAAATTATTATAGCATAACCATTATAAGGGTACAACAGCAAAGCCCCCAATTTCTTGGGGGCTTTGATATTAATTATTAATATAATTAAATTGCTAGAACGCGGTCAATAATCTTACCGTATTCTGAACCAGCGTGAGCTGAGTCACCTGATGGTAGAAGACGGAATGTTACTGGGAATGTTGTTGCTGCTGTACGAGCCAAAGAGAACTGTGACTGTTCAACAGACAAAACACGACGTGCATAATATACACGCTCAGTTGCTGATGCTTCTGAAGTTGGAGCCTGTCCAATTGCAATTAGTTGACGCTCTGTTGGAGCTGCACCTAGTGCACCTGCTTCCAAACCTAGTGTGTCAACTGCTGTTGCACCTGTTCCTGCTGATGTAAGTGTTGATCCCTTTTGACCAAATACTGCAAGAACGTTCTCTAGAGTACCTTCTGCCATTTCTGTTGAGATCTGAACCATCATTGCAGACTTAAACAGCTTAGCTGTATCTAGCAACTGGTCAACAGTTACTGAGTCAAATGTTGGTTGGTAGCTGATCTGTAGACCGTTATTTGTGTAACCAACGTTACGGTAAGCTCCACCAATTGCTGGTGTTGATTCTGAAGGTGTTGCTGTCTGAGTAGCACCTGTTGTTGTTAAGACTTTATTTAGTGTTGTAGTGTAAGACTCTCCTGATGAGAATGCTGGTACAAAACGGTTCTTTGATGCAACAAAAGCGTTTGCTTCGCCTGCATCCATGCTTGAATCGTAACCAGATACTGTTGAGTCTTCTACTGACAAGAATAGTGGTGATGCTCCAACAAGAATGTTGCGGGCGTCTCCTGTATTTTGATATGCCATAATTGTATTGCCTCCTGATTTCATATGAAATTAATATATATATTTTGGCTGGCTAGGCCCTTTCCTCTGTTCTAATTTTACTCTACTAGCTTATAAAAGGCAAACTAGGCAAATCTACCTTTGCCATCTAATATTCTTGAGTACTTTATCTCTAATATGACATCTGCTGCATAGAATCCTTGGATTTCTTCTGATGGGGCTGTAGATGATATATCTGCTACCTGAATGCTATAGAACTTGAATTTATCTGATAATCCCGCCCACTTATTAACATCTCTTGCAGACTCATCCATTCTTCTAAACTCATCAGTTAGGAAGTTTCTCATCTCAACAATATCCAGAATGTCTGGTGAATATAGGGTTAATAGGATTTGCTCGCAACATATCATCCAGTTATTCTCATAGGACATACCTACCTTGTCGTAGACTATGTGCTTCTTACCGCTCAAGAATTGATTCATTTCTGGCTGTTGCTGAACTGGCACTATTGGAACAAGAGCTTCTCCAAGATTGTCTGAATAGTACTCATCTTCATCAAATATACCAAGAAGTGTGAGTCTGTTCCATAAGAACTTTCTTATTTCAAACATTGAATCTAATTTATAATTAGCCATTTACTAACCTCGCAAATGCTGCCGATGTAGCAGCTTCTGCTTCATTTGCCAGCTGATTTGGCGAGAAGCTATATTTAACTGTTCTAATTTGTGCTGGAACACCTAATGCTCTAGATAATGATGAGTTAAATAATCTTTGAAATCCCGATTTTTTTATTGACATGTTGACTAGCTGTCCAGTAAAGAAGTATCTATACTGTGCAAAGAATGCATTTTTAGTTGCCGCTCCGCCTGGCTTTCTAACAGTAACTGATTGCCCCTTTGGCATGAATATAGTATATCCATCTATATCAAACACAAGTCTTTCTGAAAATCTTGGAGCAATAACTACAGTCTTTCCTTGCTCCATTATTTCAGCCTTTTTTACAAAGACATGCTTATTCTTAGAATTTTCAGAAGGTACGAAAGATTTAGAATCGGTCAATTCATAATTGAGTTTTAATGATAAGCCATCTGCTGGAAGTTGTTTTAATTTAAACAATCTTGCCTCGTCTTGACCCACCCTGTCCCACTCATAAACGTGATGAAAAGATTTTGGGGAAGTTCTTGATTTTGCATCAATATAATCACCAAAGTCAACTTGCAATTGATCAAATATTACATTTCTAAATGCTGATTGGAATTGAGGATTTGATGCTAGCTTTGCCATAACATTTGTTTTATAAAATAATGCTGCAGATATCTGAGCTACTGTGCTATCTTTTATAGCACCGCTTGCGGGTTTGTTAGACATTAAGCTAACTAGACCGCTTGCTGCTTTAATAGCTAAAATTTCAGATGCCAATTTGCTGGTTCTCCGCTCTCTGCAATGATGCGTTATATCCGACAACATTTCCAAAAGGATCTGATATAGGGGTTGTTCCTACTACATCAAACACTGTTGGTGTGTCGCTTGGGTAATTTAGCTCGTACCATATAGGCTTACCGCTAGCATCTCTAATATTTTTTACTTTATCTCTTGGGGTTAATCTTTCTGATGTTCTAACTTCTGCATATTGATTATTAGAATATTTATTTGAAAAATTTTGATTATCGTTTGTTCTGTTTCTACTTTCTGTAACTATTCCTCTGGCATAGCAGTCTAATGTTTTTATATAGGAAAACTCTCTAACAATTGCACCAGTATCTTTATTTTGTTGCTCTTGTTGTCTATATACATCCATTTTCATGGTCATAAGACCACTAACTGCCTCAAACATTATAGTAATACCATTTGAGTTGTAACGTAGTCTGCTAGAAGCTTGTCAGCATAGGAAGATCCCGTTCCGCTAAATGCTTCAGAGGAATACTCAAAATCCCAATCTGTTGTAGATATTTTCTTAATATATCTTTCTCTCCAGACTCTGTCTTTTGCAAAATACATCTTCATCAGCTCTACTGAGGCATCACGCACTTCGTTTGGAACGTTATCCCACCCAAATCTAGCGTAAACTTTATAAGATTGAGATCTTCTAAATATGTTTGGCGAAGAGTCATTTATTGACGGAGGAACCATTCCGTTTGCAATATACACATCATTATTTAATATTGATGACTGATTAACTCTTATTCCAAACCCACTTGCGGTATTCTCTATAACCATTCCCAATGAGTTTATGTTATTAATATTATCTATTAACAACTGGTCATTGGCATATAATGTGTGTAGCCTATTTATTTTAATTGGGAAAGATAATGTATCTGAATCATCACCAATAGTAGAAAAGTTTGAGTCATATAAATAAAACTTTTGGCCAGTATATCCTTCTATTATGTTTCTAGCATATCTTTCAGCCAATTTTAGCTCTTGATAAGTTTTATGGTTTGGATCATTAGAGTCTGAGCCAAAACCTATCTCCTGTGCTGCCTCTTGAATATCTACATATGGAGTAACTACATCAAGGTACGTAGTACTAGAGTAAGCAACTGAGTCATACTGCCAATCCCAAACTAACTTAAACTTTCTATTTCTTGTTGAATGCTGCACTGGCAGATAAACACTAAATGATCCTTGGTCAACTTCACTCGCTTCTGCTGTTACAGTAGCAATAATTGATGAGGGACTAATCTGTGGAGAAACAAGCGGATCGCCAGTTATGTCATAAAATTTTACAACTACGGATGATGTTGGCGTTATAGCTTCACCTTTTACGTAAAGTTTTGTTGTTGCTGCCGTGCTTGTGTTTATGTATATCTCTGCCATGTGTTAGGCTTAGTTGTAGTACTCCTGTACTTCTCTAGGTGTAGCCAATCTAAACCCTTCCTCCTTATCAAAAATTTCTTGAGCCAAATCTGGCTTCATTGCTACAAATGGGTGCTCGATGGTGAATGTAAATCCAAGTGCATCGTATCTGTAGTTTGGTCGATCCATCTTTACAAGAACCATATCTTCATCAAGCTTTTGATTTGGATCAAGTCTAGGAAGAATTTCATCTGCATCTTCTTTTGCGTTCTCTATGTTTTTAAGTGTACCTTGGTAAACTGACCAAGTTACTCCTTCTTCTGTTAGTGCTGCAATAACATCTGCTTTATTTTTTAGTCCATCAACATCAACTGCGAAGTCCGCTGCTAACGTCTTTAGATCTTTGACCTTAAGTGTGTCAAATGACATGTGTATACTCCTTTGGTATGTATATAAATTATAGCACTATAAAATTAAAATGAAAAGCCCCCAAAATTAATTGGGGGCCTTTCGGTAGTTATTTCTTATTTAATTAAGAAGCAACCTTAACGTCTTTTACGACTACCCATGCATCTGCTTGCTCAATTTGGGTACCCACACGAGTATACATTGTATATTCGATTGAGTCCTTCTTTGGCCAGAAGAAGCGGTAAACAGTTACATCACGCTTGATACCAATAACAACGTTATTTGGGAATGTCAAGTGGACGTCTCCGTGCTCTCCTGTTGGTGTTGCATATGAACCTGTCTGTGTTTCCTTAAGTAGTGGAACTTCAACAATTGGAATACCAAATGCGAATGGTGCCACATATCCTGCTGGACCACCTAGACCACCCTGGTCTCCACGGATAATGCTTGAAGCAATATCTTGTGGGTTAACGTTCTGGATGTTCTGTGATGTTGAGTACAAGTAGTCTTGAATTAGGTTTGAGCCTGCAAGGAAGCGTAGGTCTGGACGACGTTGCTTGTACTTACGTGGCATAGCCTTTAGTGCCTTGTTGAAGATGTCACGAGACACGTTTGCGCCCGCTCCAGCTACTACACGACCATTTGTCTTTGCAATCTTGACAATACCATCAAATGCCTTGTATAGGTTATCTGAAGATAGCGCTGTGTTACCGTTAAGGACTACATCCTCTAGGTCGTTACCAGCCTGTGTTGCCATAAGTCTTGCAATGTGATCTTCTAGATCAGCACCCTCAATGTTATCTTCTAGAGACTCAGTTGAAAGTTCCCAATCTAGGCGAAGCTTCTTTGTTGTGAGAGAAATCTTTGAGAACTGTACGGCTGCATTTGAGCCAGTGTTCTCTGCTTCGGATGCAAGCTTCATAAGCTTCTCTCCGACGCCGATACGATCAATCTCTGTAGTGTCAGCTCTCATTCGAACTGTACGTGCTACTTTACCGATTACTGTTGCATCGAACATGTAATCAAGGAATCTTGCGGATTGCTCAGGATTGAGCAAGCCTCCCTTACCCTCGGAACCTACGTGAATTCCGTCGGTAGGGTTTGCTGAGCCTGTCATTCCACCTGTTAGTGTTGTGTTTGCTTCAGCTGCTTTTGCTAATAGTTCATTACTCATTAGTTTTTCACCATACCCTTATTTTGTTAATTCGCTAACGGAACCGAGGAAAGTGCCGTTCCATTTTGATTTTTTGATTGTTGTTACTCCAACTGACCCGCCAAGGTCAGAGGACTTCTTGATTGCAGTGTCTGATTCTACTGCGTCTACTCTTTTTTCAACTGTGTCCATGATGGACTTAATTGAATCAACTGCTGTTGAGAGTTCTGTGTGCTTTTCTGCTAATTCTGAAATTCTCAAATCAACATTCTTGCTAAAAGCTTCGACTGTCTCCTTGATTGTTGAAACCTGAGCAGCGTTTGCCTCAGAGGCCTTTTCCAAAGTCTCTGAGAAGAAACCCTTAAGGTCGCCTAGCATCTTAACAAAATCAGGTGATTCCTGTTCTGTTAGTTCTGCTGATTTTTCCAGAACTTCGGCAGAAGTTACTTCAGCTACAACTTCAGCAGACTCTTGTTCTACTGGTGCAACTTCTTCAATAATTTCTGCAGGTGTTTCTACAACTGCTTCTTCTACTACTGGAGTTGCTTCTGTTACATTAAGCTTTTCCACTTCATTTCCTCCTTCTGCAATTGCCATATTTATGTTTGTGTTGTCAGGCAATGTTTGCAATCTTGATCTACGTGAATCAAGAATCTTCTCTATTTCTTTTCCTTTGTTTACGTCGTTTGATTCTACCCATCCAATGAGTTCTGTTTTTTTACCAGTAACTGGAGATATGTATTCTGATTCTGTTGACATAAATACAGAATCGCTTTCTGCACAATAAAAAATATTTTCCATTTTAACATCTGCTGCGATGCCTTTAAAAATCATTTGTCCATTTACTTTTTCAATAGATAAAATGTTACATAGTTCATTTGCTGGTGAATCAACGATTGATAGTTCAACTAGTGCATAGTCTTTGATAAATCTTACTGATGCTCCTGTTGATTTGTTTACTTCGTTATCTGATTCAATAATCTTTCCGCCGATGGAAAATCCTGTTAGTGTTCCGTCTAGAACCTTTTCCCAAGTATCCTGAGCGCCCTTAGAAATGTATGCATCAACGTAAACACCGTTGTAAAATTCTTTTGTTGCAGGGTCATAAAAAGTTTCTGGTCTAAATGATGCCACCTTGCCAACTGCAAGTGGCTGATGCATTTCTCTTAAGTTACCTCTAAAGCTTTCAAACGCTTTCATGCTAGCTTCTTGGGTAACGACATCACCAGTCTGATCCAGGTTATCTAATGTTGCGAATCCTGAGACTGTTCTTTTTTCTCTATTGACCTTCGTAAATGGAACTGATAAATTAATAGCATTTCCATTAGAAGACCAATGTGACTTTTCTATGATCATATGTTATATATTATAGAGATTGTTGTATCAAAAGGCAAATAAGTAGTTGAGTAGGACTAGTTGACTTGTCTTCCATCTCCCTTTGCATTTCTGCCCTCCCCAGATTTATCTGGAGAATTGGCCGATCTTTCTTGGTCACGTGCTCGGCTTTGATTAGCCTGAGCCTTAACTTCGGCTGCCTGGGCTGCTAAATCTACTGGAACATCCCCGCCGTCCCTTGGGACCATTCCCATTCTAACTCTAATCTCATTTGGAGTTATTACCTGGAATCTAAGATATCTTTCATCAATCTTTGACTGGGTGTCTGCATCTGTAAGACTTAACTCGTTAAATTTAAGCTCTAGCGCATCGGTCATTTCCTGAATAATTTTATTTAATTTCTTTTCTAGATTTTCTTGAGCTGGTCTACAAACTTGCTCTTTAAATGTTTTATCTGCGTCTCTAGCGGCGGCAAGGTTTATGCCTGCTGGGGTACCAATTTTGTTAATTGGAACTCTGTGAGCCATTAGTATTTCATCTCTATTAGACTGGCGGTATATATTAAATGAAGACTCTTGTGATCCCGCCTCAATTGGCTCCATCTTAAACTCAGTCTTTGAATCTGGAGAATCTGGAGGAAGAGGAATATACAGGGACCTATGGTTCTTTCCTCTTAATCCTACCTGAAAAAACTCAAGCAATTTTCTTTCTGACTCTGTAGAAAGCTTTGCTCCTTTTACTGTAATAATATAACGGGGAACCGCTTTATTTTCAAAGTAATCTAAGTTATATTTACCAGCAAATTCGTTTCCTGCCATTGCATTTTGTGCAGCAATAATATCTGGAATTCCATAGTAATTATTCTTAGGGGTGTACTTCTTTAAATGAATTATTTCATTAGGTCTATCTTCTTGGCCAGCAATTGGGTTTACAGTTTCTGTGTCTCCAAAGTTTCTAAAGAATACGGCCTTGCCGTAAAGAAGCTGTATAAAACCGTCTCTAAGGCGTCTGACACGCATTGTTTTGGAAGGTATGTGTCCTATGTACCCTATCTTGCCAGTCGTCGTTCTACCGACCTCCAGATACCCATTACCAGTAGCCTCTATGTCAGTGTAGAACTTTATAAGTGTTTCTTTAAATGTTTCATCTTCATTGCAATCTTCTAGCCAGCGATGTAAGTCTTGCTTAATTCTATTTAGCTTCTTACGTGCTCTTTCTAGCTGTTTTTCATCTTCTATATCTTCAAGTGTGTCTGTAGTTTTTTTAGATTCAATAAAGTCAAATCCCAGACCTACAATGTTAGCAACCTTTGCATTTATTGCTGCATAGTTGTAAGGCGAAATCTCATAAATTGTTGAAAGATAATCTAAATTATATTCTGGTTGGATTAGGTCAAATGTTGCGTATCCACTGACTGCTTGCTGATGCTGAAGCTGCTGGCTTACTGATCCATCTTTACCAGTAAAAGCTTTTTGAAGATCTCTAGAAACTTTTCTTCTAAATGACGCTCCAAGCCCTGATAGCTTTAATACTTCTTCTGCGTCTATATCAAACAGGTCGTCAGATTTTTGGCTAGTAGGATTATTAAATCTCATCCAGTCTGCAACGCTAGATATCTCTACATTGTCTGATAATAAGTCTTCTTGATATTCTTTCATTTTTTACCACCATTCAGTCTAGCCATCTCTTCTTTATGAACACCAATGTCCAAAGGATCTGGGGTTAGTCCCCACCTCAATCTTTGCTTTTGATACTCGAACTCTTCATCATCAATTTGTCGGCTTCCTTCAATAAACTTAGGCTGACCAACATCAATTCCATAGTGTGCTACAGCTGAGGCTAGC